CGCGGGTCCGGCTTGGGGGGCCCGAACGAAGTGAGGGGGGTTTCTAGTCTCTGGTCTCTGGCCTCTGGCCTCTTACGCGCGCGTGAAAGGGGGGGCTCCCCAGTGGGGGGCTGGGGGGTATCCCCCTCCCCCTCCCCCTCCCCGCCGGGGGGGGTAGGGGGGGTGCCCCCTCCCCCCTCCCCCCTCCCCCTCGCGGCATAGGCCCTCCCCTGCTCGCGCTGGGCCTCGTCGCGGACCATGCGGCGGCTGTAGATCGTGCCCTCTGCGGTGCGGGAAAGGACGTTGTTGGCCTCGAGCTCGGCCAGCAGCGCCCGCATGGTGCGGTCAGAGACGCCGCACAGCCGCGCCAGCGCGCGCATGGTGGGGGCGTTGTCGCCGAGCAGCAGATGCCCGTAGGGCTTCGCGTCGTGCATGATGGCGATCAGGTCCATCCACACGCCGCGTGCGGCTGGGCTGCACATGCGCAGGCCCGGGTCCGCAAGCCAATCCTGCGGATACCACTTCATCCAGGTCAAGTTGTCGGCGGTCACGTGCTGCGCCCCCTGTCGATCTCAAGCCGGCCTGCCGCGGCTGCGTCGCGGTCCAGATCGGCGGCCATCTCTTCCAGCAGCTCCCGCACCTCGCGGCGCCGCGCTGGCCACTCGCCGCGCGCCACCATGCGCAGCAGCAGCGCCCGGTTGCTCAGGCGGGTGCTGAGGATGTCGCGGTGCGGGCCGCTCATCGCCGATCCCGAGCCGGTGGCAGTTCCACGCCGGCTTGGCGCATCTTCTTCAGCGCGCGCTGCACGGCGCTGCGGCACACGCCGAACTGGCGGGCGATCTCGCCGATGCTCTTGCCGGCGCGGAACGGCCCGACAAAGAGGTGATGCGGCACCTTCTGCGGCGCGCCCATCACCACGGCGCGCGGCACAACGGCGCCGGTCTTGCGGGCGTGGCAGGCATGGTGGCGCACGGTGTCGGGCCGGATGCCGAGCTCCTCCGCAATGGTGGCGGGCGCGTCGCCGCGGGCGTAGCGGCGCACGACTTCGGCCTGGCGGCGGGTGAGGTTGCTCACACCGCCCCCTCGAAAAGATCCACCGCGTTCCGCTCGGCCGCGTCGAGATTGCGGCACGCCTGGCGCCAGTAGCTTTCCTTGAGTTCCACACCGACGAACTTCCGCCGCGCCTTCAACGCGCCGTAGCCCTCGCTGCCGATGCCCATGAACGGCGACAGCACCACGTCACCGGGGTTGCTCCACATGTGAACGCTGCGCTCGATGACGTCGAGTTGCAGCGGGCACAGGTGGCGCTCATCCTGCGCCTCGCGCGCCGCCGCCACGTTGAGGACGTTGGTCTGATTGACCGTCATCCATACGGGAGAAGCCCACTCCTGCCACTGCGAAAGAGGGAACTTCTCAGGCGTCTGGCGGATCGGCTCCGGGTTTTCTCCCGGCTTCCGGAAGACAAGCAGATAGTCCGGCATCCCCTGCCGAGACCGGCCGCTATCTGCCTGCAGCGTCTTGTAGAGCAGCCCGTGCGCCTTGGTGCGCGTCATCTCGACCACCGGGCACTTCCAGATGGTCACGCGCGAGTGCAGCACCCAGCCCGCTTCCTCGTGGATTCGGATGATCTGGCCCGAAAAGTCTTTGATGCCCATCGTCCCGTCGCGCCACTTCGTAAGCGGCAGATCGGTGCAATGGACGCTCGACAGGCGCCCCGGCTTGTGGACGCGAAAAAGCTCCCGGACGAGATAGCCGTAATGGGCAGCGAACTCCGCGTCATCCGCGCAGTTGCCCATGTCGGCCTCGCTCTCCGAATATACGAAGAGATTGCCGAACGGCGGCGAATAGACGGAGTGGTGCACGGTCGCGGCGGGAAGCTGCCGCACCACGTCCACGCAATCGCCGTGGAACGCAGTCCAGTTGTCGCCGTGCGCGACGTTCAAGCAGTCAACCATGCCGGCAGGCTCCCCTTCGTGGTGGGCTGATAGACAACGCGGGTTTGTGCGGTGGTGGCGCGGTTGCGGCGCATGGCCTCGGCCATGGCGCGCTTCATGGAGGCGTGATCGGCGGCCTTGCGCTCAATGACGCGGCCGATTTGATCCTCGCCCTCGGCCACGATCAGGTGGCAATCCACGGGGCGCGCCTGACCGAAGCGCCAGCAGCGGCGGACAGCCTGATACCAGGCCTCATAGGAGAACGTGCGCCCGGCAAAGATCATGGTGGAGCAGTGCTGCCAGTTCATCCCAAAGCCCGCGATGCTGGGCTTGGTGATGAGGATCCGCGCCTCGCCCGTGGAGAAGGCGGCAAGCGCGGCTTCCTTCTTCTCGGCCGGCATGGAGCCGCGGACCTCTATGGCCTCTGGGATGGCGACCTTGAGTGCGTCGGCTTCGTGGTCGGTGTCGCACCAAATCACGCACGCTTCGCCGGCGGGCACCAAGGCGGCGCACATCTCGGCACGGGCGCCGGCCGTCTGGCGCTTCACGTCATACATGGTCGTCGCAGACACGTCCGCCGCAAACAGCGCCCCAGCCGGGGCGCGCACGTCTCCGGCAGCGCGGTGCCGATGCACACGCAGGGGCGGCAGTATGTAATCCGTCGCGTCGTGCTCCAGATCGGCCGGCGTCTCCGCCATGCGTGCCCAGGACGAAACCCAATCCCAAAAGCTGCGCTCGGCATGACGCTTGAGGCGCCACTGTTGAGATGCGGTGGACGTGTCGTTGATGAAGAAGCGCGAAAGCATCTCGACGCCGCTCATCACACCAAGAAACTCCGCGTGCTGCCCAAGCTCCATGTGATCGTTCGGCGCGGGAGTGGCGGTCGCAGCCATGCGGAAGGGCGTGCCCGCAAAAGCCGAAATCAGCGCGCGGGTAGTGGCGCCGGTGAAGCTCTTGAGGATGGAGCTTTCGTCCAGCGCCACCGCGCCGAACGCGGCCGGGTTGAGCCGGTCCAGCCGGTCATAGTTGCAGATGTTCACACCTGGCGCGGCCTCGGCCTGCTCGCGGATTACTCGTGCTGGGATGCCGAACCGCTCGGCCTCGCGGGCCATCTGCCCAGCCACGGCAAGCGGCGTCAGGATCAGCGCCAGCCCATTCGTCGCGTGTGCGGCGTGGCGGCACCATTCCAACTCGATAAGGCTCTTGCCGAGCCCGGTATCAAGGAAGCAGGCCCAGCGGCCTTGCGTCAGGCCGAACGCCACACAATCGCGCTGGTGCGGCTTGAGAGCAGGCAGCAGCGGCGGCAGCTTCGCCAAGCCTTGCGCGTGCGCGCGTGGGCGCTTGGCGTCCAAGAACTGCCGATACGCGGCGCGGTTTTCTTCGGGGTTTTGGCCGAATATCATCGGCCCATCGTCTGGCATGTCAGGCTCCTACTGACGTGTGAGGCGAAGGCCCTGCGTGCGGGTGCAGACCGCATGCGGGGCCGCTTGAACGCCCCTCCCGAAAATCCCCCGCCGCCATTGCTGACGGCGGGGTAGTCTCGATGGAGGAAACGTCCAGACTAGCCGGCGTTGACGCGGCCGGCGCGCGATCGGCCGCGTAAGCGGCGATGCCGTCGAGGATGGCGAGCAAGTCTTCCCGCCGAATGGTCACCACCACGCGCGGAGCGTTGCGGAGCATCTCCAGAAACGGCGCGTGCCGCACCGGATCATGCGACGCGAGCGCGATGGCGTGCTCGCGCTCCACCATGACGGTGCGAGGGCCTTGGGCGACCATGGCGCGGAATTCGTCGCGGTTCATGCCGCCTCGCGCTCCATAGCCGCGCGCAGGGCTTGGCCGGCGGGCGTGAGGTGGTAGGCCCAGGCGCGGGTCATGCCGTCGCTGCCGCGCAGCGGCACGCTGGCGACCAATCCGTGCCGGCAGAGGATGACGAGCGAAGGCCGCCGCGTGCCCTTGGGCGAGCAAGACCACGGCCGTTGCGAGCCATTGGCCGGCAGCCACATGAGCGCGCGCACCTGCGCTTCGGAGAGCTGGGGGCGCTTCATGGGCGGCTGATCCCGTAGATCAGCACCGCCCAGCCGAGCATGAAACCCGCGTATGCCCCGAACAGGGCCGCGAGCCACGCGGGCGGGCCAAACACCACGACAGCTGCGGCCAGCGCGGCGGCATATGCGGCCTCTCGCCATGCCTCGCGGACATTCGCGCGCGTGGCTTCTCGCGCCTCGACCAACCGCGCCAGCGTGAGTGCGATTTCGTATCGCCGCCCGCTCACCACCGCGCGTCCTCATCCGTGAAGATGCCGTCCTCATCCAGCGTCGCGGCGCGCCCGATGATCCACCCGAGGCACGCGCCCGCGACGGTCCACGCGAGCAGCAGCAGGAGCAGGCCCAGCGGTGTCATGCGGCGACCCTTTCGTCTGTCTGTCGCTGGAAGACGGGCGCGATGCGGACGAGCGCGTAGGCCTGGGCGCCGTAGGACTTCGCGGCCAGCAGCTCCACGATCTGCTTGTCGTCCTGCCACGCGATGCCATTGAGGCTGTCGAGCAGCTTCACGCAGTTATCGAGGTCGGGCTTAGTGGTGGGGCGCACGTGCCCGGCAAGCGCGGCCTCGCGCTTCTTCTTCGGCCACGAAGCCGGCGGCGTGACGAAGATGTGCATCTCGACGCGCACCGGGCCTTCAAGAACCGGGATGCCCGAGCCCGTGGCGCACGCCTTGAACCACGCCTCCATGTTCTCCGTGGCCGCATCCGTGTAGGCCCGCGCGAAACCGCCACGCGTGGAGAAGCGTGGCCGGCCCTTGCCGCGGATTTCGCCCGGCACCGTGAAGGTCCAGCCGGTCACCCCTCAGCCCTCCGTCTCAGCCACGCCGCGAGCGCGCGCAGTCGTCGCGCGGTCCAGGCGAGCAAGGCGTCGGGCATGCAGGTGTTCCTCGAGGGCCGCGGCGAGGCGGTCACAGCGCGCGGCGGCGCGGAGCAGCAGGGATGCGGGGATGGCACGCTCGCCCGACCAGTAGGCCCGGCCAGCGCGCGGCGTGCAGTCGGCCGCGGATGCAAGCAGCTTGGCCCCATGCCGCGGGTAGGCCTGGCGCAGAATGCCGCGCATCGTGGCGTCCTCGGTTGTGTTCATCGCCGGGCCTCTTGGGGCACGTTGCTGGCATGACGACTGCGGAACGCCATCGCCTGCTTGAGCGCCTCGTGTGGGCAGCGCGGCCCGCGCGGGTTCTGCAGCAGGCTGGCCACGGCACGCCGGAGCGCGGGGTCGGCGATCTCGGGCGGCGGCGCACACGTGGGAGGATCGCCTGCACCGCCGCCCGGCGCGGCCACCATGGCCTGCGCGTCGTCTTCGGCATCGAGAATAGCCAGCACGCGGCAGAGGCGGGTCTCGGTCAGCGCAAGCCGCGTGCGGATGGTGCTGTCTGCAAAGCCCTTGTCCCGCAGCCTGCGCGCGGCTTCGGCCAAGGCTTGGTCGCTTCTGGGGTTGGCGTTGCCCGTGCTCCCGCGGCGCTGGACCACGCCTTGCCGCACAAGCTTCGCCACCAAGTCCTCGACTTGCCGCGTCCGCATGGCCAAGCGCGTGGCGATCTGGCCGCCAGAATGGCCGTCGGTCCACAGGCGCGCGATCTGGTCCAGCTCGGCCTGCGTGGTGCGCCGGTAGGGCCGGTCAGTCTTGCGGCGGTGCTTGCCGGGCATCAGGGCGCCCCGTGAAAAGCGCGCGCGAGATCGGGGCGCAGCTTCGCGGCCGGCAGCCCGGTGACTTCAGCGACTGCGGCCAAGTGCTCGGCCGGGACGCGCTGCCACGAATAGGGGGTCGTGCGATCCACGCCGCACTTCTCGGCCAGCTTCGCGGCGCCGCCGGCCGCCTTGATGATTTCGGCAATGGGCATGGTGTCCATGCCTCGATTGTTGGCACCACCAACACGCGCCGGTCAAGCGGGAATGTTGGTCCGGGCCACCCTTGCCCGCATCGGTTGCGTCAGGTTGCGCGCATGGACACGCTTGGATCGCGCCTGCTGGAGCTGCGCAAGGCTCGCGGACTGACGCAGGTGGAAGTGGCCGAGGCAACCGGGGTGGACCGCGGGCACCTGTCTGTGGTCGAGCGCAAGGGCGGCGGCCTGTCACTGGAGAGCGTGCGGGCGCTGGCGCAGTTCTACCAGGTTTCGCTTGAATGGCTGGTAGAGGGCCGCGGCCCGCGGCATCTGGACCCGCGTGCGGCTCAAATCCTGACGGCGCTTGATGCGCTTCCCCAGCTGCGGCGCGAGAGCTACCTGCGCATCATCTTCGCGCGAACCGGCGAGGATGGCCGCGCCGCTTAGGCCCGGGAACTTTATGGCACCGGCGTGACAATTTGGTTAGTGTGGGTGCTACCAACTTTTCCGCTTGCGCGCCTGTGTTGGTCGTGCCAACATCCTCCCATCAACGGAGGACGACATGCCCGACACCACCCCCGAAATCAGCCAAGAGGCGGCGCGCGAGATGCTGGCGGCCTGCCGCGCCTTCGTCGCGTGGCTTGATGCCGAAGACACGCTGCCGAGCTACGGCAGCCTCACGCGCGACACGCACCCTGAAGGCGAACGCATCTTCATGGAGTGGTGGCAGCGCAATCTGCGGCTTTGCAAGGAAGCCCAAGCAGCGGGCCGCGCCGCCATCGCCAAGGCGGAGGGCCGCTGAGATGCCCTACCCCGACAACTTCAACGGCGCGCTGTATGGCGGCCCGTCCTACCGCGCCAGCGATGACGCGATGCGCGAGGCGGAGGCCGAGGCCATCGCCGAGGAAGCACGCCCGTTCACGGACGAGATCGAGACGGTCGCCGATGCGCTGGGCGCCTTCTGGGACTTCGGCCTTTACGACATGACGGAGGACGACCTTGAAGCGGCGCGCGAGATGAGCGCGTGGCTGCACACGATGCCCGAGAACCTGCGTCAGCGGGTGCTGGGCTACGTCGCGGCGGATCGCCGCAAGCGCAAGCCGACGCGGGCCATCACGGTCCTCGGGCGGCAGTTCGGGGGATATGAGCCGTGAGCGATCAAGCGATCACTGCGGCGCTTAAGGCGGCGGTCGCTGCCTACGATCACGCCCGCGTTGCGAGCCACGGCGGTGATTACGAACGCGACGGCATGAGCGATGCGAACCAAGCGACGATTGCACCCATGATTGCAGGCGCCATTGCGGCCTTTCTGCGCGCGCTAGGCAACGAGGTTTACACCGGCCGGCTGCACTCAGCAGCAACGGGCTGGATCGGCATTGGCACGCTAGCCAACGAAGTTGAGGAGGCCGCGCGATGAGCCCCGAGCCCCTGCCCTTCGTGGTGATCGAGAGCGTGCCTCTCGTCACGCCCACGCGCGCCACGACGCTCCGGGCTGCGGTGCTGGCGCTGCGGTGCATCGCGGGCGACCAAGCCGCGCGCCGGCAGCGCGATCCGTCGTGCTTCCTGCCGACGCTCGCGGACGTGCTGGAGGCCATCGCCGATGGCGATCTCGACGTGGCAAAGAACGAAATGCGCCGCTGGGCTGCCGTGGCGCGGCCCTTGGATGGAGGAGCGCGATGAGCGGCGGTAAGATGCGGAGGGGCCAGAAAATGGCATTCAGCGACGCCATGGCGCTGGTGCCTGACGATCTCCCGGATGGCGCTTTCTTCGCCATGGCGCACGAACTTGCGGGCCTCGAATACGGCGACGGGTTCGCGGAGCTTGCTGGCGATGGCGGCGCGTCTGGGCTGTCCAAGAGCGCGAAGCGCCGCCGCAGGCGGAAGGCTGCCAAGCAGCAAGAGGCTGGGCGATGACCACCCCCCCGACTGACCGCGCGGCGCTGCTCGAGGCGATGGCGCCTGCCACTTATCAGATTTGGCGAGAGCGCGAAAAAATTTCGGACGTGGCGCCTGACTGGCCAAGCTTGTGTTCGCGCGAGCAAAACGACTGGCGCAACCATGTAAAGGATGTCTTCCGCGCCATCGAGGCCGCGGGCTGCGTGGTGACGCCGCGCGAGGCGACGGAGGAGATGCTGAAAGCACGACACGCGGTTGGGATCATCGGCAGGCAAAGCATTTCGGATTTCTACCGCGCCATGGCCGCCGCCAGCCCCTACGCGCCGGAGCGCCAGGCATGACCGCCCCTCCTCCCGCCACGTGCGACCGCTGCCGGTGGCTGGTGGTGAGCGCGGATCAAGCCGAGTGCGCATGGAGCAACAACGCGATCATCAGTCGCGCCTGGCAGCCGGGGCAGCCGCGCCCGCTGTGGTGTCCGAAACAGATGGAGCCTGTCCAATGACGATTGACGAAGCCCGCGCGAAGGCGCGCGCGATGGTGGAGGCGTTCAGCGCCGCCGAGATGCCCGACATGGCACGGGGCGCGCTGGCGGCGCTGCGGTGCTTCGACGATGTGGATGCAGGGCTGGGCAGGCCGGCCCACGGGCAGGTGCGCGGCGCGGTTCTGGATTTGTGGGCGAGCGGGGCAACAGCGCAGGCAATCGCCACGCGCCTTGGCCTCAGTAGGGACTCCGTCGCCGCTCACCTCACAAGGTCGCGTCGTCTCGGAGACCCCCGCGCCGTGGTGCGCAAGCCCAACGGGCAGGCCTGGGCTCGGGCACGCTGGGCGGCTCGCAAGGAGCAGCAGCCATGAACCGCGACCACGCTGCCGCGCTGCGGCCGGTGCTGCACCGCGACCTGATCCAAGGCAGCGATGAATGGCTTGCCGCGCGCTGCGGCCTCATCACCGCCAGCGAGGTCGGGCGCTTGATGACAGCGACCTGGCAGCCGGCCGAGAACGCGACGGCGCGCGGGCACATGCTCGAGCTGGTGGCGCAGCGCATCACCGGCCACGTCGAGCCGCACTTCATCAGCGACGACATGCTGCGCGGGATGAACGACG